TGTTTGATTGTGTTTGGGGTTCAGACGGGGTCTTTCCGATCTGTTTTTTTTTTTTTCTTTTATTCTAAGTAGTCAGAAGAATGAGATAGATCATAGAGAAAAGGAAGGCAGTTAAGTCTGCAAACATAAAATCAATCAACTAAGAAGTAGAATCCATTTTTGACGTCAGGTGTGGTGGGCCACGAGCGTTGGCGTTCGGATTCATTGCGTCCTTGAAGAAAGTAATTTTGCATATAGGTTGAAAGGAATGAAGGGAAAAATAGTTCTTTGCGTTTTTCGCGAGAATTAGAAGCATATTTGTCATGAGTCTCCATATCGTAACCGAATAAGTAGCGAAGTTTTCTTTCGTCTTGGGCGGCTAGAAGTGCTTTGCGTCCCATTTCAATAGTAATAAAGTCGTGAAGATCTTTACACGTATCGTAAACGGCGCGTGAGCATCCTTGAGCGGCTAAAGCTATACCGATTGCTGATCCAGCGGTCGCTTCCATGGTTTGGGAGCGTTCGGGGAACAGTAGATGCGACAGAAGGTCGACATCGGTGCGGTAGGCTAAGCCTGATTTGTTGTAATACCCTAGAACGTATACGTCGTCCAGTTGATCATGAAGATCTGACTTATCGGTCGACAACTTGGCGTTAAAACGTCGAGAAGCGATTGTTGACAGTCGGTTGAGGAAGACTTTCTTTCCGTAGAAGCGGAAGAATGGTTCGTTGAAGGCACAGAGCGAGTCATCTCCTTGTAGTTTGAAGAAGAAGTCCGGTCGTTCGATGTTGATTCCAGCTTCGCTTAGGCAGGTGAGTAGCATGATTCCGTTGATCCAAGAGTCCATGAGTTGGGTTTCTTGATATCCGGAGGCTACGCCATTGCGAGTCCATTGGTAGAGGTTACCATTGGGGGCTAGGATTGGATAATGCTTCACATTGTGAGTGAACCAGTTCCAGAGGTTTTCGAGACGGGAGGGGTCGGTCTTTGCGTCGGGGTAGAAGTTCGTAGGCTGATAGGTGCCAGATAAATCGTAGAACGTTTTCCAGGTTTGGTGTACGTCATCGATAATATCAAAAAGGGCACGGCGATCAAACTGAGACCAGTAAGCGGAAAGGATAGTCTTGAAGTGAGGACACTTCTGCAACACTAGGTTGCGGAGACGTTTCCATCCACCGCGCATAATCTCACAGCCCCAGAAGAGGGGGGATTGCTTGGGTTCTCGGTTAAGTAGATCGGCTTGCATCGGCCAGATGAACATGTTCTCAACCATAAGCATGAGTTTGGGGAGACCAAACACTGCTCGAATTTTGTCGTCATCGTCAGGACCTACAACGTGAGCACGGGCATGAAGGTTTGTCCAATAATAGGGACGGGGAGTACCATCTGCTTCAAACATAGCGGGGTCGCCATCTTTGATTTTGTGCACTAAATGTCGATTAATCCAGAAGATTTCATCGAACAGGTTGTGGAAAGTTGCTGCGCCAGAAGGGATCTTGGCTTCAGAAAACTTTTTGCTGAGATAAGCTTTCCATTTTGGGGAAAAGGAATAGGGGGCTTCGGCTGATACATTGAGTCGCCAGGGGTAGTAGCGGAGATCGGGGAAGGCAACGGGTTTGTACGGGGTTGCGGGTCGGAAGGCGTCAGTCATCACTTTGAGAGCACGTTTATAGTGTTCATCTCGTTGGAGAGTGATTTTTGGTTGCTCGTTCTTGAAGAAATCGTCCATAAGGGCGGCTTCAGAGGAGTCG